GGGCGGCGTTGGAGAGGGCGGCGGACTTGATGCTTGATGGTCGAGCATACGCTGTCGAAGAACACGGCGAGCGCAGTCTTGTAGTCGCAGATATGGACGCAAGACACGAGGCCATCCGCGCCCTCGCATCCAACCCCACAGAAGTGGCGGCGATCATCAAGGCAGCAGGGGAGGGTCGGGGATGAGTGAAGATCTAAAACCCTGCCCGTTTTGTGGCGGGAAAGCGGAGCATTCCATTGGGAAAACAGGGGATGGAAAGCCTTGGCACTATGTCGAATGTGTAGACTGCGGAGCCACTGGCCCGACGCCTAATTGCGCAGACCACAATATAACCGTAATTGAGTGCCGCGCCGAAGCATGGAACACCAGAGCCGACCGCATCGAGGAACTGGAGACCAAGCTGGCGAAGGCGGTGGAGGCTTTGGAGCGGATTGGGTCTGGTGAGTTTTCAGGGCAGATGTTGCCGTCAATGCCGCCACAGGATGCTGCCAAATACTTTGCCCGCACCACCATCGCAGAACTGAAAGGGGAGGATCGGGGATGAGTGACCGCCGCCAGATAGCGGATGAAATCTGGAATGAGTTCAAGGACAAGTGGGAGGGCGAGCGCAAGTTCGCCTTACGTCAGATTATCCGTTGGTTGAAAGGACGAGACGATGTGGCTGCTGCTCCTGATCCAGATGAATAACAGCGTGGCCGATCTGCACTACGTCGAACTCTATCAGACGCAGCAAGAGTGCTTGGCAGATATGCAAGAGATCGCACCGCGCCTCGAAACAAACGAAGTCATGCTTTGTATGGAGGCAAATATCCAATGAGTAGGTGGCGTTATCAGATCATGCAGCACACCGCCGACGATGGGGAAAACTATCTTGCCATCCACGAGTACTACACATTGCATGATGGACAAGAGAGCTGGACGTTGAAGGCTGTGCCGATTGAGGCCAACAGTGTGGCCGAGTTACGCATGGCCCTGCTGGATATCCTGCGTGACCTTGAACGTCACGGCGTGCGAGATGCGAAGACAGGAGAGGTCGTGCAGACCGGCGCGTCGGTCGTTCAAATGTAGCGCATTTGGTAGCCCGCCCCCGCGAAAATCGTCCCGTTATTTCTTGGGTTTGTTGCTGTGATTTGCCGGTCTGCAGATCAGTGATACATTCAGATTCCGGCACCTTCAATACCAAAAAAGAGGAGAGATATGAACGACTTATCCGCAGTCGGCAGTGAAAAGTATCTGCCAAAAACAAGAGAAGAATATATCGCTCAGTACTGCTTCAAGCTGCCCGGACTTGCCACCCAAATGGAGGACTTTGTGGGTGAGTACATGCAGCACATCGAAGGTGTGCTGGAGCATGAAAAGAAGGAGGAGGTGAAGAAGAAGGCAGCCAACACCCGCAGGATCAATTCCAATGCGACCCTGATCATGAAGCTGCTGCGCCTGACGATCTTCAGGGATGTGCCGCAGATCATGAACGACCTCGACATAACAGAGGAAGATGCTGTGGCTGCCCTTCAGGTTTTGATGGTGTCACGCAAGATCAGGCGGTCGGTGATGGGCGACAGGGAAGTGTACAACCTGATGAAATAAAAAAGGGTGGGCGCGAGGCCCACCCAAAAGTCAGAGCAGAGGCGTGGAATCGGCGGGAAACCACAATCCCTATTTAGACGCCAGCACTACATCAGTCAATAGGCTTTGTGTATTCCTTTAGAACCTTCACCATATTTAGTATCATCGCCGGAAATTCGCTCGGCGGGATACAGAATAGGTAATCCTCACCATCGTAAATCTCGACACCCGAAGACGACACGCGCCACCTGAAATCAGAATAGGTCGGGGTCTGTTGGGTCATACGATGTCAGTCCTTCAAAGGGATCGAAACTGTCATCGATGTAGATGCACTTGTTCTTGTCGTAACTCAAGCTGCATGAACCCTGCTTGCCCAGCCACGAGAAGCGCGACTTCCAAGAGATGATGTTGGTGGTGGGCAGGAGGTCAGGAGATGGGCGGTGTACAGTCAGGCCGTGGTCTGCCTTGGCGAACCATGCCGCTGAGCCGGAGATGTCGTACCCCATTGGTGGAGGCACCTTCCCATCCGCTGTCCGCATCATCTTGGTGGGGTGTGCCACGAACCAGATGTGCAGTCCGTATGCCTGAGCGAATGTGCGGATGCGTGACAGCATCGTACTGATCCATTCGGTCTCAGATGTATCACCCTCTTTGACGATGTAGTTGTACGGATCGATCACAGCACCCCTGATGCCATGCCTTTTAACTGCGACCTTCAGCCTTTCGATGATGCTGCTGACTGTTGAAAGGTCGCCGTCAGATTGGTGGACGAACGAAAAGTGCGATTGCACAAATTGCTTGGCGTCATCCATCTCTGCATCTGAGATCGTGCCGCCCTTGATGGTGAAGCGTTTCTCCAGATACTTGGAGATCAGCTTGGTGATGTGCAGTCTCGGTTCGTTTTCGAAGGAGCAGATCGCAAACTTCCAGCCTCTGCCCTTTGCCAAGTTGACCATGATCTGGTCAACGAACTCTGACTTGCCCATCGATGGGTGGCCTGTCACCACTGTCAGCATGCCGGGTGCCACAGTGTAATACTCATCGACGGATGCGTATCCTGTGGTGGCACCAGACCCCAGCCCCTCCTCGAAAATCTTATCGACATCAGCGAAGTAATGGCTGCTGTCATACAGACCTGAGATCGGCCATGGCTCTGCCGACTTGACCAGATCATCGATGCCATTCTGGCCCTTGGCCATCAGCACATCGTTGGCATCCTTGAAGCCTTCCGGCATGGTGATGCGCCAACAGACATCCTTACCGATCCTGCGTGCCAGCTCTTCGGCTGCCACCTGACCGGGGCCATCACTGTCTGTGCAGATGATGACCCTGCCGACGAACTCCATCTTGTCCTTGGCTTCCCAGACATAGCGGAACTTGTCATCATCACGCGGATCGATCTTGCCATCGACCAGCTTCATGGGTGCGCCATTGGGTATGGACACGGCACTCTCATACCCGCATTCGATGAAGGAGAGAGCGTCCATCTCGCCCTCGCAGATGATCATGTCATCGTTGGTCTGGACATTGTCGATGTTCCAGAACGTGGATGGAGACCCATTGCAGGAGAAGCCCTTACCACCCGACCAGCGCAGCTTCTCTGCGTATGTCTTGCCGCTGTTTTTGTAAGGAAAAACAACGACATCAACCTCTGCATCCGCTGATCGCACAAAGGCGCGCGCCGACCGGAGACCGACAGCTTCCGCTGTGTCTCTGGATATGCAGCGAGATTTTAGAAATGATATGCTGTCTTGCGACAGGCTTTCTGTGTGTAGTTTCTTGGCGACCATCTTGGTCTGCTCCCGCCATTGATATTGCTCTGATCCATTATCGAAGGCGACGGCCCCTTGTTGCTGGCAGTGCCAGCACTGGTACAGGATTTTTTCCTGCGTCACATTCAGCGATAATGTTCTGTCGTTCTTCTTCTTCCGCTCTGGGCCGCAGATAGGACACGCGATCTTATGCTGACCGCTCCCCCTTCTTAGTGCCTCGGAGCGGAGGATAGCATCCATGTGCATCCTTCCCTCCTTCACGCTCTGATCAGAGGAGAATAGTGCCACCCAAGGGCAACGGTCAAGACACTTTGTGTAGACCCAGCTCTAACTATAAGTCGCGCGCGTATAGATATATATATAATATATATACCACCACCATTAGGTGGTGGTTCTAACTATCTAATAGATAGGTGGGTATAGATAAGTCTTCTAACTCATATACACGGATAACAGTTCTTGGTTTGGCACGATCAAGCTGCCAGTAGATGATCTTGCGCTTCACCTGTCGGTCGTTCTCATAGACATACCCCTGCATCAGGTCGAGGATCAGGCTCTCATCAAGGTCTGGCCTGCGGCTGGCATAGTGGATGACCATCTCGACACAGACATCCTTCGTGGTCGGCACGATCCCCTTGGGCATCTGGGCTTCCGCGATCTTGGCATAGCCCCGCGCCTTGTCGGACTTGATCATCGCGGTTCGGTTGCCAAAGCGAACGACCTTCCTGCT